CAGATCAAAAGCGTTCAATCTTGGAGCAACGCCTAGCGCAGTTTGCTTCAGAGGCTTACCAGCACACATTGAACAAGGAAGTGGCAAAAGACAACACAGAGGCAGTTCAAGCAGCCGATGATGCCCTAGCAATCCTTGACAATGCCATCACAGTCCATCAAGAGGAATTGGCAAAGTTGCCAGCAGCTGAATAAATAATCAATCGAAGGAGTCGCAAATGGCAATGCAACCAAGACCAGTTGCTTCAGCGGCAATGAAAATTCGTGCAATTACCTCAATCCTTACCAAGAACTTTTTTTACAATCAAACTGCAACACAATACAACTCAAGCATCACTTACAACTTCTCAATAAGTAATGGCATTATGAGTGAGCACATAGTTTCTACTGCAACAATGAAAGGCAGATGATGGCAACTTATGATCTAGGCGATGTCGCAGCTCTTGGCGTTACAATCACAGATGCAACTGGAACGCCTGCAAATGCAACGGCAGTCACCGCCACCATCTACCTTCCAGATGGCACAAGCACCACTCCAACAGTTACCAATTCCGGCACTGGACTTTACGACCTTACCTATACGCCAACTCAAGTTGGTCGTCATGCTCTCAAGTGGGTTGCCACTGGCACAAATGCCAGTGCCTATGCTGACGAGTTCAATGTTCGCGATTTTACCGAACTCGGAATTGTTTCTTTTGATGAAGTCAAGGCTCACTTGAATATCCCGACTACTTACACAACCGATGATGAAGAATTGCGCCGATTTATTGATTCAGCTTCCGACCTTGCCGAAGGTTATGTTGGACAGGTTCTAGGGCGTAGAACATTTACTGATGAACTCTATGATGGCGGAACTGAATTCGTTCGCATTCGCAATCCAAAAGCACTTTCAATCACTTCAGTCTATGAAAACGGCGAATTGGTTTCATCTAATGCTTACAACTTGGACTATACGGGGCAACGCCTTTATCGCATCGGCTCAGGCACTTTGTATGCAACAAACTCTTACGGATACTGGACTGGCGGTTTCAACAATATCAAAATCACTTATGTTGCAGGCTATGTCAATCCACCACAAGCTGCCAAGCAGGGCGTTCTTGAAATCATCCGTCATCTTTGGACAACTCAACGCGGTGCAATCAGCGTGATGGGTCGTTCACAGTCAGGCGATGAGATGTATTCAACCCCCACCTATTCCTTACCTCGCCGAGCAATGGAATTGCTTGATCCAACTTCATTCCCAGGCATGGCGTAAGCGATGGCAACTTCAGCACTTCCATCCTTCACCAACGCAGTCATTTCCGGACTTGGAAGTTACAGTTCGCTTTCAGACGTTCGGATATTTGATGGCATTGAGATTGACTACTCCTATCCAGGAGATGCAATCGCAGTCGGACATGACGGCAACCTTGATGGTGATGAAGTCACCGCTGGTTCAATTCGTCAGGAATACAAGCAACTTGGTGCAATCTCCAAATTTGAAGATGGCTCACTTTCCTGCTTCTTATGGTCGGCAAATGGATCAACAAATCTGACCACTTGCCGCGCTCGTGCATTTGAATTGCTTGGATATGTTGAAAATGTAATCCGCGCCGATGTCAGTTTTGGTGGAGTGGTGATGTATTCCGGACTTGACTCATCGTCAATGTTCTACCGCCAAACAACACAAGGCGTTGGCGTTGGCATCAATTTTGTAATAACTTACAAAGCGAAAATCTAGGGAGCAGCAATGGCAAAAATCAAAAACATATCGTCACTTGGCGATCTCATTATTCCAGCCTTGAATAATCTATTCGTCAAGGCTGGTGAGAGTGTGGATGTCTCAGATGAGGCGGCTGCATCTCTTTTGGAACAGACAAGCAATTGGGTTGCAGCTGATAAAGCCGCCGCCTCACTTACACCAACCGCAACGCCAGATTCCCTGGCTGAATAGTAATAGGAGAAAAACATGGCTATTGGCTCAGGCATAGGTTCGCAACTGGGGATTGCGGCGGAGACAACTTTCAACACTTCAGTGACAGTGACTCGCTTCTATGAGTTCACTTCAGAAAGTATTCAATACAACAAAAAGACCGCAGTCGGCATGGGACTTCGAGCAGGTGGGCAACTTCCTCGCTCTCAGCGCCGCGTTGTGACCACATTTGATGCAGGTGGGGACATAACCCTTGACCTTCCTACAAAGGGCTTAGGGCTACTCCTAGCACAAGCAATGGGCACATCACCATCAGCGGTGACAACAACAACTGGTGTCTATTCTTATTCCTTCACTCTTGGCGATGTATATGGTCGCTCTTTCACTGCTCAAGTTGGCGTTCCTCAATATGGTGGAACAGTTACACCAAAGACAGTTTCAGGCGCAAAGATTCAATCTTTTGAATTAGCCGTTGCAACTGCTGGAATTGCCACAGGTAAGTTCACTCTTGATGCAGCTTCATTGACAACAGGAACCTCTCTTGCAACTGCTTCATATTCAGCTTCAACAAATCTTTTCCACTTCGCTCAAGGTGCAATCACTCTTGACGCATCATCAATTGCAAACGTGAAAGACTTCACCCTTACAGTTGACAACACTTTGAAACAAGATCGTTACAACCTTGGCGCATCAGGTGCAAAGGCTGAACAGGTCATCAATGGCTTCCGCAAAGTGTCAGGAAAATTGACTGCTGAATTTACAGACACAACACTTTTCAGCAAGTTCTATTCTGATTCCACTGCTGCACTTGTTTTGACTTTTACTGGCGCAGTTATTGCTGGCGGTCAATCTGAGAAGTTGACAATTACAATTCCAGCAGCCAAGTTCAATGCAGACACTCCAAATGTTCCAGGTCCAGGAGTCATCGATTTAGCAATGACATTTGATGTGTATGATGATGGAACAAACGCTCCATTGACAATCGCATATCAGACATCGGATTCAACGCTCTAAGGAGTCACACATGGCTGAGGAAGTAAGAATTGATGCAACTGAATTCGTCAAGTTTTACAAAGCCGTCAGCCAAATTGACCCTGAAATCAAAAAGGCAGTTCGCAAAAATCTGATGTCATTTGCAAAACCAGTTGTTGAAGATGTTCGCCAAGCAGCACTTTCAATCCCTTCTTCTCGCCAGGCAGGTGGAACTCGCAAGAAGAAGGGAGAAAGTCTTGGGCTTCGTGCTTCGATTGCAGCAGCAGTCAAGCCGGACTTCAATGGAACTGGTCGTGGAGCAGTTGTTCACATCAGAGTTTCCAAGACTCGCTTCTTGGCAGTATCAGGCAGGGAAAACTTTTCTCTTCCTTATTACATGGAAGGTCGCCGAAGAAGACCTTGGCGACATCCAGTTTTTGCCGACAAAGGTGCAATAGGTGGATCATGGACAGGGGCTTGGGTTGAGCAAGATGAGCACCCATTCCTTGCAGTGACAGTTTTCAAGCACAGAGAGGGTTTCCTCAAAGCAATGGAAAATGTAGTTGATGAAACTCTTGCAGCTTTAGACACCGCAATTCAAAAACAAGACTAGAACAGGGGAAAGAAAATGGGACTTCAAATCAAGGGCAAGATTTATCCAATGCCAAAAGAGGGCAATCAACCTGGACCGACTGGCAGGGAAATCATTGAGATTGAAAACTATTTCGGACTTGATGGGTTGACATTGTTGTCATCACTCTCACCCGATGCCAAACCAATTCAAGGCTATTCCAAAACCAAAGCCTTCTATGCGCTGGCTTGGATTGCTATGACTCGTGGCGGCGAAGTTGTTTCCATTGAAGATTTGCTCAATGACTTGGCAATTGATGACATTGCATTTGGAGAAGATGATTCCCCAAAAGAAGTGAGCGCCGACTAATAAGAGGCGGCACGATGGGCAAGATTCGTTCCAATCTTCCCTTGCTTTGTCACACATACCCAGGCATCACGCCTTGGAACATTTGGGATTTGGATGTTGAAATTCTTGATGATCTCATCAAAGCGGCTCAACATACTTCAAGCGACTAGGAGAGAAAATTGGCAAATGACAAATCGTTGACGGTCAGCCTATTTGGTCGCGACATTACTCTTTCCAAATCCTTGACTGATGCTGGCGACCATGCCAAAACTATGTCCGACAAGATTGAAGATGCCGGCAAGAAGGCAGCCGTTGTATTTGCAGCAGCAGGTGGCGCGGCAATTATGATGGCAAAGGCAGCAGCTGAAGACGAGCAATCGCAAGCGCTATTGGCAACCGCCTTGCACAATGTTGTTGGCGCAACTGATGCCACAGTCAAATCAGTTGAAGGTTTCATTTCACAGGCAACACTTTCATCAGGAATTGCCGATGACAAACTTCGACCTGCATTCCAGCGCCTTGTTACTTCAACCAAAGATGTCGGCGAAGCACAGAAATTGACCAATCTTGCAATGGAAATTGCAACGGCAAAACATCTTGATGTGACAACTGTTGCCAATGCACTTGCAAAAGCACACGATGGAAACATTGGCGCACTCAAGAAATTGGGTGTAAGCCTAGATGAAACAACTATCAAGAACAAAGATTTTGAAGGCGCAGTCAAGGAACTAGGCGACACATTCAAAGGTTCACTTGCTGCCGATTCTGAAACCGCTGCTGGCAAGATGGCAAGAATTCAGAATTCTATGAATGAGGCTAAGGAATCGATTGGAACTGCATTCCTTCCAGCACTCAATGCCTTGGCTGATACTTTCAAATCAATTGCGCCATTCATTACTGAGCACGCCGATCTCATTGGCAAAGTGATGATTGTTGTCATTGGGCTTTCAGGTGCAATCCTTGCCGTCAATGGAGCCATCAAAATTTGGGAAGCAACAACAAAGGCTTTCACTGCCGTTCAAGCTGCTCTCAATGTGGTCATGTCAATGAATCCCATTGGACTTGTCATCATTGCAGTTGTTGCACTCGTTGCAGCTCTTGTAATTGCATATAAGAATTCAGAGACTTTCCGCGACATTGTCAACGGTGCTTTTCAAAAGGTCAAAGAAGTTGTCAGTGATGTGATGGATTTCTTTGGCGCTGCATTGGAACTTGGCAAAACTGCAATGCACGGTTTTGAAACCGCTGCCAAGGCAGTTGCTTCATTTGTCGGTTTGGCTTTCAAAACAATGGCAGGTGTTGTCAAAGCCGAAATCAACGCAGTCATTTCAGTTGTGAACATGGCAATCCGCGCTCTCAATGGAATTCATGTCAAGATTCCTGACTGGGTTCCGCTTATGGGTGGCAAGGAATTTGGCATGAACTTGCCAACAATTCCGATGCTTGCCGATGGCGGCATTGTCAATCGCCCAACTCTTGCCATGATTGGTGAAGCCGGACCCGAAGCCGTTGTTCCACTTTCAAAGATGGGTGGCATGGGTGGTGGAATCATCATCAATGTTGCTGGTTCAGTTATTGGAGAAAAGGATTTGGCAATCACTATCCGCGACAATATCGCTCAGCTGATGCGCCGAAGAGGACTCGACCCTGCAATTTTGGGAGTGTAATCAATGGCACTTCTTGACGGCACAAATGCGCCAACCATCACAGTTGAATTTGATTATGGCTGGCGAGCATATTTCACGCTTGGAATTTCCTTGCTTGGTGGAGCCGATGTCATGGGAACTCCAACAGGAACGAATTGGCAAACTGTTGCCTCAACCGATGTTCGCTCCATTTCAATTCGGCGTGGTCGCACTCGTGAAGATCAGAATAACCAGGCAGGGCAATTGACTCTTATCATCGACAATCGCTCAGGCAACTATGACCCTGACAACGCCTCTTCAACCTATCAATGGAATGGATATTCCACTTTGATGCGTGGAATGGCAGTTCGAGTTTCAGCGACTTATTCAGCGACAACTTATGTGCAATATCTTGGCTACATCGAGCACATCGATGTTGACAACTCTCTTGATCCAATCGTCACATTTGTCTGCACTGATTCCCTTGCCATTCTTGGCGCTCGTCAACTGCCTGCAATTGCTAGTCAATACTCAGGCGATACGACTGCAACTCGCATTGGCAGAATCTTGGACAACATCGCTTTCCCAACTGCATCTCGAACATTGACCGGCACTCGGACAATGTATCCAACAACATTTGGCGCAACGGCACTTGCTCTTTGTGAAGAAGCTGCACGATGCGAGTTTGGAAGATTCCACATTGACCGTCAAGGCAATGCCGTTCTTATTCCATACGAGAATCTTCAGACGACAACCAACCGCTTCACTCTTTCCGATACTCGCGCCGCTGGAACTATTGAATACGATGACATCCACACAACTCCTGGCGCATATTTCCTCATCAATCAATGTGTTTTGACTCAGACAACTGGCGTGACACAAACTGCCGATGTTGCTTATTCGCAAGGGCGATTTGGCACATACACTCGCAATGTCGCTGCTCCACTACTCGATGATTCAGTGGCGGCGACAATGGCAGGGTATTACGCCAACCGCACTGCTTATCCTTCCACTCGCGTTGATCGCATTTCATTTGATGCACTTGGACTTGGCTCATTGTGGACAGATGTTTTGCAAACTGATTTGGGTGACAAAGCAACAGTTGCAAGGACAACGGTGGATGGCAGAACTTTGTCCTACACTTGCCTCATTGAGTCATGGAATTTCGACATCAAGCCTGATTCATGGCGAATCTCGCTGGACTTATCCCCTGGCACATTCTAAGGAGTAACACATGGCAGTTGGCTTTCCAGCACCAGGCACA